ATTTTTTGCAATTTCAGTTTCAAAATAAGTATTAACTTCAGCTATTTTTGTCTCTGTTTCTACCTTAACTTTTTCTTCTCTAAAAGAATTTACTTCAACTATAAGAGCTTCCTTTTCACCTTTTTCAGACTCCAATAGTTTATTTACTTCTACTATTGTAGAATTTACCTGAATTATCTTACCATCTAATTCTTGGATTTTTTCTGTCAAATTATTAATTTCTGTTTGTTTTTCTTCCAAAGATTTAGTCAATGTATTTACTTCATTAATTTTATCTTCGATTTTTTGATTAAGTTCTAGTACAATTTTTTCATCCATCTTATTTTTCTCCTCCTTTGTTTGATTAATTTTTTGAGTGTTTAATATATTAATCAGTACATTATTAATTTCAACGGATTCTTCACCATCAACTGGCTTCCACCCTTCTTCGACTTTAATAATGTTACCGATAATAACCTTTGAATTTTCTACTGTATAAGAACTCCCATAATATTCTCCTACACAGCTATAACTTTTCATTACAAAAGTTGAGTTAGTCGGATAAAATTTATGAATATAATAATAATGGTAATTATTTTCTGAATCTGGATTTTCAATAGTGAATTTTCTATTGAATGCATTTTCAATTAATGTTATAAGATCATTAATATTTAATTCATTTAATTCAATTATTATATTACTTTTGTTATTTTCATTTCCCAAATTATTTTCCTCCTTTCCTGTAGTTTTATTTATATCAAGGTCATCTTGTTTAGAATTAACCTCAAAAACGATAGAGTCATCATCGGCTTGATTTTCTAGCGAAGATAAGATAGCCAATCCAGAAAAATCGAATACAGTGGGAATACGACCCATTTTCATTGTTCCATCTTCATTTTTATTTCCATCAAGATATATGATATTTTTTGCTTTTCCTTTTCCATTTATCTCAATAGAACCATAAACTTTACCATTTTCTATTTCTTCTTTTAACCATTTTACAAACAAAGGATATCTTTGGGAATTAATATATCCTTCTGTCATCATTACTTTTTTAACTTCATCATCAATTTCTACATCACAAATATAAGCATCTTGAACACTACCAACTACTACTCCTTCAAATTGAACATTTCCATCTTCATCAAATGTCATTGTGCCATGCCCTGAAGGAATTTGATTTTCTTCGTCTGCCCATGAAACTACATAATTCATTCCTATAGCAGAATTTATATTTTCTTGACTGTATTCCTCAAGCCAAGTGATACCATTTTTATTCCATTGTCCTATTTCTGGATGAATAAGATGACTAGACATTTTTATTTTTACTCTACCAGCAACATCTTCTTCGGACATTTCACAAATCTCTATATATACATCATTGGAATTTATAATTAAATCATTCACAAAATATATCACCTCCTTTCAAATATTATTAAACATAAATTAACAATATTTATATTCCCATTTATAACCTTTATATTTATCCCAATGTCCAACACAACATTGATATATACCACTTGCTTTAAAATTTAAAGTATCACAAATATTATTTATTGAGTCCCATATTTTTATTATTTCATTATTTAGATTCTTTTGAATAATTTTATTAGATTTTAATTCTAATTTATCGAAATATTCATTTTTCCAGATAAACCCCTTATGTTTATGTAATTTATCCTTACAACATTTTCTTATTGCTGATTGATCAAAACCACCATTTCTTTCGGCGTCTGCCGCACTAATCCATTCTTTTATAAAAATACCATCTAATGAATATTGATAAACAGGAATTATATTTATATTTCTTAATTTTTCCTTTGCCTCTTCTGTTAAATTGTTTCCTATATGAGATTCACTCATTCTTTTTAAAGTTTCTTCTGAATATTGAATACCTTTTCTAGATTCACTCATTTTATGTTTAGTTTCTTCAGATTTTTTAACACCTTTATATAAATTACTCAAATGATTTTTTTCTGCATCAGTTCTTTTAATGCCAGTTAATCTATCAGCAATCATACATATGTTATAACCTTTTTCTTTTTTATAACTTTTAAAATAATCTAACCAATATTGTTCTCGTTCGATTAAATTATCTCTATTATCTACTAATTCTAAAACAATAGGGATAATAGAATCTTTATATTTATCATATGCTCTTTTTAAATGTATATTATAATGCTTCCCACTATTTAATTCTGAAAAATGTCTTCGCACTCTTTGATACATATTTACACTACTGCCAACATATAATTTCCCATTATAAGTATTGTATAAAGCATAAATCCCACTTTCTTTTACGGTTATATCTATTAAACGATTACTGAAAATACCATTAATTTCTACACAATTATCTTCAATCATTATTTTATCATCCCTTTCTAAATGACCCTTTCAATATTAAAGGCAAACAAAATAAAAGAAGGAGAGTGAAAGGTTCTCTCCTTATCAGTTGGATTGCAAGCCCAACCTATCTTTATAAACATTTATATTATTTCTTTGTACTTGCTTTTATTTGTTTATTGCTACCAAGATTTCTAGTTGTTTGACCAGAAGGTTTTAAATATTCTTCTTTTATCTGAGGTCTACCACCTTCATCATTACCAGAAAAAGTTGCTGATGTGGCATGGACAGGATACTTATTCTCAAAATCTTCTTCTAACTCTTCATCCATTAAACTTAGGTAATCATCCACATCTACGCCCATAGTGGCGATCCAAAATTTTAAACTGCCTTTGCCTTGTGTATAAAGTGATTGAGCTTTCTCAAACATATTATCTTTATTTAACCAAGAAATAGGTAAATACTTAATATCTATATAATCTTGAGGTTTATTCCCTAATAATTCATTAATAACTCTAGTGTATTCTTTAGCAATTTCATTAACGTTCTGAAAAACCTGTGATGAAACTAAATCAATATTAACTGCAAGATTTGCATATGAACTACCACCAGCACTTTCAGCATTTAAGGCACTACTAGCAAATCCTAAACTCGTACTTATTTTTTTTATATTTTCATTACTTAATGTGTCCTTAATTAAAGAAGAATCCTTACTTAATCTATCAATTGTAGTACCAGGGGCAAGTGATAATGTAGAAATCCTAGAAGTATTCCCACTAGTGTTTATTTTAACAGCGTTTTTAAAAGCATCTATTACATTATCTTGTTGTGTTTTATTTAATGAGCAAGACCCAGTTTTTTCTCCTTCAGGCAATATCAAAAAATAGATGCTACTTGCCAATTCATTGATTAACTGATATTGACTATTATCATAATCTTCACTCATTTTCATTTCAGTAAGTGCAGATAATCCTAGAGGTCTCCCATATGGTTCGGTTTCTTTAGCTTTAGATTTAAGTGCAATAGTTTTTCTATAATCAAGAATAAACCATCTTTTACTAGCATCTTTTTTATAATCTAAATATGCTTTCATAAACTCTTTTGGAAAATTCTTAATCTCATTTAATAATCCACCATATTTAAACTGATCAAAATACATCATATCAAATGCGGCAATAGATATATTATTTTGAAACCCAACTATTTTACAATAATCTAAATCTAATGGTTGTATCATAAAATTATCATCTAATGACAATCCTTCAATTCTATCAATAGATTCAATCGTCATTGCACCAGTATCAATATTTTTATTATTTGCTGTTGTATCTCGCAATACAGCTATATATGTCCCATCAATAAATAAATATCTTAAAACATCTCTTGTAGTTCTTTCATGATTTAATAATTTTAGTATAAGATTAAATTTATTCTTTTTTTCTTTTAATTCTGGAGTTTTATTTCGCATAGTAGTTATATGAGTTAATGTTGGTATTGCAATAGAATAGTCTACAGTATTACTATATATTCCTTGGGAATTATATGCTTGTTCTGATATAGTACGCAATATTTCATTATATATCATTGGATATTTGACATATTGTTTTAAATCACTCATTGATACATTGTCAGTATCTAATCTACCTAATGAAAATGAACTATATGATAATGAATTTAATTCTATTTCATTAGAATTAGAGAGTGGGGGAGTGGTTTTTGAATTTATTTCTGTTTCTAATTGGGGATTTTCTTGCAAATTAAAACCTCCTTTCTTT